CTCCTCCTTTTGCTGAAATAGCTTCTAACCTTTGTATTACTTGAGCTAGTTTAATAAGGTGTTCATCGTTTTTCACACCGATTTCCATATACTCTTTTATCATAGGAACTATCAAAGTAGCATCTCCTATATTTTCAATAAGAGGTTTAAGTTCACCTATTAATGCTCTTACTTGAGATTTTGTTTCTTTGGAGTTGTCGTATATTTCACCGAATAGATCAGATAAAGATTTTCCTTTAAATATTTCTTTATTACTATCCATAGTTAGTCTTTTACTTATAAATAGATTTAAACTAACTTTGTTTTAATTAAACCTACACTATTGTATTTTTCATATAAGTTATAGTACTCTATTTTTAACTTATTCACCACTTTAGTAAGGTGAGGGGTCTCGCAATCTGTCATTTCTCTGATATAGATGTATAGAGCTTTCTTTTTAAATATATCTAAATCTTGCCTGGTTTTAAAAATAGTCAATATAGCGTCTGCTATCTTTCTTTCGCTTTCTTTAGGAAATAACTCCTCTAATACCATATACGTTTCACTAACATATATATCTAAGAATGCTCCTAATGTAATAGCATTATCTTCATTAGGTATAGGAGAAGGATTATAACCTTCTTGCATTTCATCAAAAGTTCCAACTTTTTTAAGGTTCTTATAGTTTTTATTGTTATAGTTTATTAACCATCTTTTAACTATAGTACCAAAATATGAATAAGCTTTTGCTCCATTAGTTGGATCAAACTTCATAATCTTTTCTTCATAAAGCATAGAAACTATTTCATGCTTTAAATCTTCTATTTTCTCTACATCTGTGTAGTAGAACTTAAAAGTATGTATAATGTTTTCAGCTAACTTGTAAAAAGGGTAGTAGATATGATTAGTAAATATAGAGCTCCTATATTCTTGATCAAGTGATTCGTTAAATTTTACAATGTATTCTTCTGTTTCTTTTGTAAAGTAATTAGCCTTGCTCTTCTTTCTTGCCATAATTCTCGGGGAGCATATATCGGTCTAGCTCTTTTTGTACGTTTTGCATTTGTTTAAAAAAGTAACCGACCTCATCATCTGATTGAAAGACCCCTCGTTCATCAAGCTTGTTAAGGTGCTTTTTAGAATCACCTATTAAATTAGAGATATTTTGAAGATATTGTGTTTGATCTATAGTAACGTCCTCGTAATTCTCTACTTTTAACAGTAGATTTCTTATAATATAAGATAAAATAATTATAATTCCAACTAAAATTCCGGAAATTATGTAAAGTGTAGTAGGATGTATGTCCATTTTATAAGTTTTTTAACATATTTGTAAGGCCTTCCGAGGAGTTAACTCGTTTTCCTGTGGAAGACTTAGTTTTTTGTGTCTTTGGTGCAGTAGAACCACCGTTTGCTAACCAAATATCGTATTCTACTTTAGAGGCTAAGAAGTCTGCTGAGTGTAGTATGTTAACTATCGATGTTTTCATCCTAGCATTAGGTTGATTACTAAAGAAATAAGGTTTATTAGCATCGGAAAACACTCCATCATGTAATTTTATAGCTAAATACTCATTTTTAGTAGTCTTAATACCGTATTCCTGTAAAGTAAATAGAGATCTATCTGGAACTAGCATAAAATCAAGTTCTGCATTAGGAGTATACATTTCATGTAACTTATCTTGTCTCCATTTATCAGTCTGAGGTATATATGACGCTTTATCTTTATCACCAATCTTACCTAAATCGTGGAAAAGAGCAGAAAATACTAACTCTTCTTCGGTGAAATCTATAGTTCCACCCATTTCTTCATATAATTTAGACTGTTTTACGGCATACTGTACAACTCTATTGACGTGATCTACATATCCACCGGCAAAAGCATTATGATACCATGATTTACCACTAGCAGGTGCCATAACATAGGTACCCTCTAGGTCATTTAACATAGTTTTGATAGAATCTTTACGTTCTCCTATGTAATGATCAATAATTTTAAGATGTTTTTCGTAGTTTTTAGCAATTTGCTCGGCTGTCAATGACATATAGTATTCCTTTTTAATAACTAATTAATAATATCATATATAATTATATATCTATATATAAATATTTAATAAAATAATTAATAAATAATAATTTATCTATTATATATTATCGAAGATAATAAAAATAATGCAGAATAGCAACTATTTTTCAAAATATTTCTTCTTTTCTATGTTTTTCCACTTTGCCTGACTAGGATATCTTACAAAAAACACTTTTACATCGGCTTGAAAACGGTAATTAGTGAAAAATACTGTCTTATCCGACATAAATTTAAATTCTGAGAAGTACCAATGACCTTTATTACCTTTTGATCTATGTGGATAAGGTGCAACATATACCAAAACGTCGGCTTGATTAGCATAGTTTACTTCATAAAGCTTAACGTCTGCTCTAAAAGCATGATCTACTATGTATAGCTTTTGAGAATATAGGTTAAGTGAGATTAGTAGAGGTAGTAGCGTGATGATATATTTCATATATATACGTTTTATAGGCGACGCCGCCGCGCGAAACGCGCGAAGTTGCCCCGAAAATTTTTATACTAGTTACAGTCCCAATATTGTTCTACCGACTGTCTATTAGATTGATCGGCCAATATATCATATGCTTCATCAGCAGTAATACATATCTCTTCACCATTACGTTTAACGGTAGCACATTCTTGACCGGTAAGGTAGTCAGTGAAAAATCCAGTGATATAATCTTCTTGAGAGTAATTAACCATATTATAACCTTTATTATTTATACTTAAATATACGAAATATAATGCTGGATTCCAACTATTTTAGTATGTTTTTTGCCTCTTCTAGGACGAGCATCTGGATATAGTGTACGATTTTGGCACATTTTTCATACTGTTCTATTGATTCAAAGTATCTCAATAGTTCATTTAATGCTTCTCCTACTTGTTTCTTTTCAAAAGAATCACCTATTTTATATATATTCTCTATAGAATTAAGATTAATCCTTAATAGGTAGTTATATAGTTTAGTATAATACTTGTATTTTATAGTAGGTTGTACTCTTTTAAACTCTTTAGGAAAGTTCTTTAGATACATTATGCACATTAACTGATAATTCTCAAGTCCTCTCATTACCATATTCATAAGTACAAACGGATTCTTTAGGACTTCTAATTCTCCATGTTCCTTATAAACTTCCTCATCTCCTTGTTCGAAGATACTGAATAGAGTATGTGGATCTAACTTCTGCATAATACCATTTACTATAAATATAGGCTAAAAACCGCCTATAGGCAAAAAATATTCCGAAAAATTTCCCCGGGTTTATTGGCTTTTTAACCAAAAAGTTCTTATATTAAAGTATAATAGGTAATGATAACATGTCTAGCATAGAAGATATCTTATGGTCTGCCGAAGAGCACGGTAAAAGAACTGATTTACTCCAAAGAGTAGGAGAGATAAGAGTAAATAATCCCAGTATGCCATTAAATGATATCTATGATAAGGCTTATCAGGACGTTATGAATACATAAAGAGAGATGAAATGTGTAATATGTAACGTGAATATAAAGGATTTCGGTCATAATCCCGATCCTATTAATGAAGGTAAAGGAAGATGTTGTGAGAAATGTAACTTTTCTTATGTTATCCCGGCTAGAATCTTTATGATGCGTAGGAATACTATAAATAATATATAAATATATATTACTATATAGCTAAATCTATAGGAATTATGCGAATAGGTATGGCAGAATCTTGCAGACTACCAACTACTTAGGGAACTTTACTGTCACTGTTCTATCAAGGTGATGTCTAGCTGCCTTCAAGTTGCCGGACAAGTGACACTACTTTTCGTTAAGATGTATGTATGCAAATGATAGTATGGTCAGTAACGTAAGTACCGCCATAGATTGTAGAGGATTATTAAGAAGTAATAACATACCAGAGAAGAATAGCCATATAGTAGTAGTTAATATCTTATATGCTATAATAAAGCCTATAGTACATATAGTAATAAGTCCAGTATACTTTAATAGTTTATCCATATGTAGATTATTTAGTATTAATAACATGCATACTATATAAAGGAAACGTATATGTAGTCCTCTGAGACATCAAATCATATGTATATCCTCTCATAGTAGTCTTACCTATCTTATCTATATTCATTCCGTCTATAGATAAAGGACTATCCTTATGGATGCTATATCTCATCTCTCCTCTAAAGCCTTCATAGGCTCTTACTATATAATAGTTAGGACGGCCTTCTCTATCTGTACCATATGATACAATAATATGCTCATCATCCTTTAGAGACTGAATAGCATTTAATACGTTCTTTGATTGTTTTACTTTGTCACTATATGTCATAACCTTTATTTTAGATAGGGTAGGAAGGAGAAAGTGAGGATTCGAACCTCCTGATATCATGCATTGCCCAACGCCTCTGTATGAATAATTTAAATAACAATAGTTTAGAAGGCGGACTTTCCCCTATATCCCTAATCATTTACAATGTAAATATACGAAAAATTACGCATATATCCAACTATTTACACAATT